TTAACGCTATGGATCGCCTAGAAACCAGTAATGGCAGAATGGGCGTTATGTTCCGTGACGATACTACAATAAGACTTACAGAGCATTCTAATGTCGTTATTGATAAGTTTGTATTCGACCCCAATCCCAGCAAGTCAAGTATGGCTTTGAACTTCGTTAAAGGAACAGGCCGTTTTATATCTAGCAAAAAACCACGCATACCAAAAGAAAATATCTCAATAAAGACAAACTCAGCCACAATTGGAATAAGGGGGACAGACTTCACAATTACTGTAAAAGAGTCAGGCGAAAGTTTAGTTATACTTTTACCAGATGAAAATGGAGACAGTTCTGGTGAGATAGTTGTTACAACAGCATTAGGCCAGGTAGTTTTGAATAAACCCTATCAGGCTACAACAGTTTACAACCTAGAAACACCACCCACCAATCCAGTCATACTTGATCTCACATTAGATATGATTGATAACTACTTGATTGTAAATCCACCAAAAGAAAGAGAACTAAATACAGATGACTCTAGGACTGCTAATAACGATACAATACTTGATGTTGATTTTTTAGAGTTTGATGAACTTGATACAGATGAATTAGAACAAGATGATTTAGAATACACAGAGCTTGATATAGATTATCTCGCGACTAATTTTTTAGAAGATTTGCTTGACGTCATACAAGAGGTAGATGAACTGCAAAAAGCAAATGCACAATTGTCAGAACAAGGATTGAAGGGTACAGCAGTTGGGTACGATAGCCAAACTCAAATCTCTAGTTTTGTAACAGACTCAGAAGTAAAGCTAATAAGACAGGTAGAAGACAAACTAGAAATAAAGGTATCAAAAGATGGCAGCTACGATATTCGCATAGATCAAGAGGGAAAAGTAAACGCTGTGAGTGTGAATGGGGGAACATCATCAATTATAAATATCAAGCAAGGTAGCTAATTTTTCTGATAAAGTTGTATATTATCTTTAAAAATTGTGTATACTCTCAAACATGAATTTTAAAATATCTGCAGTTTTAGGAACCTTATTATTAACTTCAATTGTTTCTTTTAAACTTTATTATGATAAGGCTGAAGCACAAAAAGCCGTTTTGACCGCCCAGCTACAGTTAGCAATGGACAATCAAGTTATACTAGAAAATTCAATAAAAAAGCAGAACGAAGAAATAGAAAAGCATTTAGAGAACGAAAAAGAAAATAAGTTAAAAATATCAGAGCTTACTTTGGCAAATAATGCCGCGCAAGTTCAAGTAAATAACTTAAAACAAAAGTTTGCAAAACACGATCTAAACGTTTTATCTATGGCAAAACCCGGACTAATAGAACGTATAGTAAACAGAGCGACAGCTAGGGTAGGAAAAGATTTAGAAGAACTTACTGATCCAGACCAATTTAATGAAGATACTGAGACTATTGACACTGACAGCACTTCTTAGCGGTTGCGCCGCACTTGATGCTCGTTTTACTAAACCGGACGTAAAACCGGTTGAAATTGTTACTATTGAAAAACCTGCGCCAATGTATCACCCACCCTTACCTAATCAAATTACAGCCATGCCGGTTGAGTGGACCGTGTTAACTCCGGCAACAATGGAAGAATATCTAAACGATTTGGAAAAGCAAGAGGCGCCAGCACAAGCTTATTATGGTTTAACAAATAAAGGTTATGAAAATTTGTCTAGTAATATCGCAGAAGTTAAACGATATATAAGACAGCTTTTATCTATAAATGAATATTACAGAAATTTAAATAAAGAAGAAAAGGAGTCGTTATGAGTTTAATAGGTTGGTTAAAATCACTGTTCAAAGTTGCAGAAGCGCCTAAAATTGAAGAAGAAGTAGGAGAGAAAGTTCGCACCAAAGATTGCAAAGGAAGATTTGTTGCAGACGATCCTACTACGCCTGATGTAAACGAAGCATGGACCGTCAAGAAAAAACAAAAAAATTACACCGCTAAAAAGAAAAAGGAAAAGAAAAAAACATCCCCAAAAAAGAAAAAGGCAAAAAAGTGAAAACTTCAGCAGAAGGTATTTCTTTAATTAAAAAGTTTGAGGGTTGTCGTTTAGAACCTTATTTATGCAGTGCTGATGTTTTGACCATAGGTTATGGGCATACAAGAAATGTAGTTGAGTCTATGAGTATAACCGAGGACACAGCAGAGGCGTTGTTACAACAAGATTTAAAAGAGTTTGAAGATCACATTGATAACTTAGTTACGGTTGATTTAAACCAAAATCAATTTGATGCTCTTGTTGCATGGACTTTTAACTTAGGCGCTGGAAACTTAAAGTCAAGCACCATGCTTAAAGTTCTTAATGAAGAAAAATATGACGAAGTTCCAGAACAAATGCAAAGATGGAATAAAGCTGCTGGTAAAGTTTTACACGGTTTAGTTAGACGAAGAACCGCAGAGTCTTTGTTATTTGAAGGTAAAGATTGGAAACAAGTTTGATATATTGTAATATTGGGATCCAGATATGGATGATATAGATGTTGTTCAGTTTGTTTTAAAAGTTATTCGAGAAAGAAGAACTCAGATAAAAGATCTTTTGGAAAATAACGGAATAAAAAACATGGAACAATATCGTGAACTTATGGGAGAGCTAAATGGCTTAGATTTAGTACGCCAAGAACTCTCTAATATGCTAGAAAAACAGGAGAAGCTAAATGGCTGAAGCTGCAGTAAAGAAAAAAGAAAATAAAAAAGACTTATTAAAATCGCTTTATGTTGAAGCAAAAGAAAAAACGTTAGACCCTTCCTTAATAGATCAACCCGTATTAGAACGTCTGCCCACTCCGACCGGTTGGCGTATGCTTATACTACCGTATAGACCCCCAAAAGCTACAAAAGGTGGGATATTACTGGCCGAAAACACTCTGGATGAAACACAAATACAGACCGTAGCTGGTTATGTTTTAAAACTAGGACCATTGGCTTATAGAGACAAAGAAAAGTTTCCAACTGGAGCATGGTGCGAGGAGAAACAATGGGTTGTTTTTGCACGGTATGCTGGTTCTAGATTTAAAATTGAAGGTGGCGAAGTTCGTATTCTTAACGATGATGAAATTCTAGCCACCATTAAAAACCCCGAAGACATCTTACATAACTAAAAAGGAACAGTTCTATGGCTGCTACAGAAGCGCAACAAGAAACAGAAGTAGAAAATAATGAGATTCCTTTAGACGTTTCCGAAGAAACAGTAGAGATTGAAATAAAAAGTGACGATGCTGCTGAATTAAACGAAGAAACTACCGCTGAAGAACCCTCTCAAACTGAACAAGAACAAGAACAATACGGTAAGTCTGTTCAGAAAAGAATTAATAAATTAACTAAACGTGTGAAAGATACTGAACGTGAACGTGAAGAAGCGGTTCGTTATGCACAATCTATGAAGTCTGAAGCGGAAAAAATGAAATCCCGGCTTCAAACTTTAGACGAGAGTTACATTACTGAGTACGGAAGTAGGATTACTGCCGAACAATCCCAAGCTGAAGCTGCTTTAAAAAACGCGGTAGAAACTGGTGATTCTCAAGCTACAGTAGAAGCACAAAGAAAGTTAACTCAATTAGCCGTGGCAGAAGATCGTTACAACCAAGCTAAAACTCAACAAGAACAACAACAGAAAGCAGCTAGTGAGGCGTTAACCCAAGCTCCACAACAAGAAGTTCAGAAAGCTCCGCCTGATCCAAAAGCTGAAAACTGGGCTTCTAAAAATAGTTGGTTTGGGAGTGATTACACCATGACTTTTGCTGCTTTTGGTATTCACAAAAAATTAGTTGAAGAAGAAGGATTTGATCCTAAGTCTGATTCATACTATGATGAATTAGACAAACGAATAAAAAGTGAGTTTTCTCACAAGTTTGATGAAGGAAAAAACGAAACTAGCAAAAAAACCGCCCAAACAGTTGCTGGAGTTTCGCGAGGAAGTAAAGCTGGGCGCAACAAGGTTAGACTCACACCAAGCCAAGTAGCTATTGCTAAAAAATTGGGTGTGCCACTAGAAGAATACGCCAAACACGTGAAAGGATAAGTGACTATTATGACTGAAGATATTAAAAAAACTACTGAAGAAGTAAAAAATGTTCAACGTTCTGCCCGTGCAAAAGAAACTAGGAGTGCCGCGACAAGGCGTAAGCCGTGGCGTCCACCGTCAATGTTAGACGCACCACCTGCACCAGAAGGATATCAACATCGTTGGATTCGAGCGGAAGCTAGAGGACAAGAAGATAGGTCCAATATTTCGGCAAGGATTCGAGAAGGTTACGAACTTGTTCGTCAAGATGAATATCCAGATTTTGAAGCGCCCGTAGTTGAATCGGGAAAACATGAAGGTGTGTTTGGAGTAGGCGGATTACTTCTCGCTAGAATACCGTTAGAGACAGTAGCAGAAAGAAATGAGTATTTTACAAAAAGACACTCAGATCAATTAGAAGCTGTTGACCACGATATGATGCGCGAGAACGCTCACTCTACAATGGCAATCACTAAACCTGATCGTCAATCTAGAGTAACTTTTGGTGGTCCACGTAAAGAAACGTAGACCAATTTTTAGTAACTTTTTAAGAGGACAATAAAATGGCAAATCAAGAAACTGCCTATGGTCTTCGCCCTGTTGGACTTGTTGGGGGTGCTACTAATTCTACTGGTGTAACCGAGTATGAAATTGCTTCCGACAACACAAATGCTATATACCAAAACGGTATTGTAGTCCCACTTGCGGCTGGTGTAATTACTTTTGCTGGCGCTACAAGCGGTGGAACTACGCAAGCTTTGGGTGTCCTAACAGGCGTTATGTACCATGACTCCGTTAAGAAAAAGCCAGTTTTTCTAAACTACTGGCCGGGATCTAACAGCGTCAGCGTTGATACAAATCATCCTGTAAAAGCGTTTGTAGCTGATAACCCAAATCAATTATTCCAAGTTGCATCCGATGCTTCACTCACTAATAGAGCAACTGCTCTAGCAGGTGTGTTTGCAAACGCTACACTTGGTACTTCTGCCCGTACCGGTTCTGATGATACGGGGCGTTCTAACTCAGCATTAAGCGTGTCTTCAATTGCTACAACAGCAACACTACCGTTGCGTATTGTAGGTATTGTAGATGATGAAGCGAATAGTGACTTTTCAGCGGCGGGTATTCCGTTGTTGGTAAGACTAAACGCTCACTTTAATGCGTCAACCCGTCGTTTTGATTCGCAGACTACTGCGGATTCAACGGGCATTTAATAAGAGGGCATAAAAAATGGCTATTTCAAGACAACAGCTAGCTAAAGAACTCGAGCCCGGATTAAATGCACTATTCGGACTTGAATACGACAGATACGAAAAAGAACACGAACAGATCTTTGAAACTGAAACTTCTGATCGAGCGTTTGAAGAAGAAACAATGCTA